CGCCAACAAATTGATTCTGGTCAATAACTTCTGCTGTATTATTTGTAGTATCAGCAACAACACGGTAATCATAGATGCCGCGGCGACCTTGTACATCACGCAAGAATGGTTCTACAATATTAACAAAAGCGGCTCTTGTAAATTCGTCATTGAATTCAAACAATGAAGAACGGGCTGCCTTAGCAATAGATTTTTCTAGAACGATAAACAAGCGGCGAACGTTGATTCTATCAAATGCACTTGGGCGATTCAATAGAGTTTTGTCTCCGTATAGTATTGTGCCTTCGCCTGGGAATGTAACAACTGAATTTACACCAGCTTTGTACAATTCATCACGTTGAGCCTTAGTTGGGTTCCAAGCAAGTCTAACAACGTTCTTGATAACACCACGATTTAGACCAGCTGGTGAGAACCATGGATCACGCTCATTATCAGTACGAACACATAGACCAGCAATATCGCCGTTCAATGGTACCCAACGATATACATCGTTGTACTTGTCATATTGATACTTGTAGCCAGAATCCATAACTGCGTATGAAGACTTGGTATATGTACCTGCTGTGGCAATTACTGTTGTAGATACTGAACCAGAATTGTTTACAACATCGTCTTGTTCAGGCGAAACAAATACCATACAATCTTTGCGTGTTTCAGCCAGTGCGATTAGATGGTTTGGCGTATTTGAGCCAATTGTAGCACCTGCCATCAATAGAGAAACATCTACCGCATCAGGATTTGCAAATTTGTCATATGCCGTGTTTATGTTAGCTGCGGTTGGTGTATCATCAACACCGCCGGAAAAATCTGTTGCAACCGCAGTAGATATAACATTATATGAAACTGCACCAGTTGCAGCCGTGCCCCAGTTTGAATTTGTGTTGGCGGCATGACCTCCCCACCAAATGTATTTGGAGTGTTGGCGGCATGACCTCCCCACCAAATGTATTTGGATCTAGAGTTTAAAACGTCTTTATAATAATTGCTTGAGCCATCTGAATTCTTAGCATCGCTTGCTTTAGAAACATAACCCCATTTTTCAAGAATTGTGTTGGCAGTACCAGAAATTTTACCAGTTTTATCAATAACAATAATGTGTAATTCATCATTTGTTGAACCACGTTGAGAGGCATACGTTGAAGTTGCTGGTGCAGAATCAAATTCTGCTTTATATGAATTCCAACCTGTGTATGAAGAACTGTCCGCCATTTCAACACGAATAGAATTACCTAATTCGCCCGCCCACTTAGCGTGGAATGCAATACTGCTGTTTGCAGAATGATTTTGTTGGTAGTCTGTTTCATTTTCAATCAATACTGTGTTTGCTGTATTTGAAGATGCATTTTTAGCGCCTGCTCCAACAGCACGTACAATTCTTAAGTCGCTTCCATATGATAGGAAGTTGGCTGCGGTAAAGAATGTCTGGAATGTATTTGCGTCTGGTTTGCCGAATCTATCTACAAGTTGCGTTTCGTTGCTAATGATAGTAATTTCATTAGCTGGACCCCATGTAAAAGCGCCGGCTAAACCACCAATCGTAGTTGCAACAGAAGGAACAACTGTTGTCAAATCTACTTCGGAGATATTAACTCCTGGTGATAATTAATTGGAAAGCCATTTTGTGTTCTCCTTTTTATTATTATAGAACTAAATCGTATTATCTATTTATGTTTTTATAAAGTTGACGATAGATAGCCTCTGCGCTTTGTCACAGTCCAGAGGTCTTCACCATCAAAATGTTTTTCTTCTTCTAATCCATCATCCAAAATACCTATTGGTAGCAATTCTTCTTCCATCTGAATGTTTCGTTCTTCCAAAAGTCTCTGTCTAACATCCGAATTTGTTATTTCTTTAAAGAAACTTTGTGCTGTCAGCCATGAGAAAAGTACCAAGGTCATTACGATATCATCATTATTGCCCTCTTCGGCTTTATATGTATCTTTATCCCTAACAAAGGTATTTAGTTCCGCGATGGTGTCAAAGTCTGTGGTAACAAGTTTGTCGGTTTCTATTAAAGTTTTTAGGTTGGAACAGCCAATCTTTTTGACAGTCTTGGACGTTTTGACACCATAGGCTGCACCCTTCTTGAAGCCGGAAGCAATGTGTTGACCTTTGATATCGTGACTTTCAATGCGGAAGATGTTTTCATACTCCAAGTCATAGTGTAAAATATCAACAACTTGCTGACCAACGCTATTGGTTTCTACCAATATCCAAGCCCGATTATATTTGTTAGCAAGATTATAAACATATGTTGGGAAGATGAAAGCTGACAGTTTATTGTCTCTAAACTTGGCTACATGTTTGTATGGTAATTCGGTAACGTCTACAATTGAGCATACAGAATAGTCCAGACCTACACCTTCAGCGCAATCTACAATCGCCATGTAAGTATGACCTGGCTTAGGTGCTTCGTAAATGTCTAAGTATTCTTCTTTTTCTACTGGATTATTAAACGCTAACATCTTCAGTTTAGCACCAGGAATCAATGTAGCTGAAGAACCAATAAACTCGGTCTCAAACTCTTGCCTGAACTGTTCTTCACTGGTGTTCCTAATCGTTTCTTCACGCCAAGCGGCATCTCTTCCTGGCACCATAGACCAGTGAACTTCAAATGGTACATACAATGAACGTTGTTCTACTGCATCAGTCCACATCTTATAGAACTGATTCAATCCATGTGGCGTTGAAACGATAATAACTTTTGTAGTTTTACCAGACGAGATTACCGGATAAGTAGAAGTAAAGAATTCGGCTGCTATGTTTTGTGGAACGAAAGCGAACTCATCCAAGAATACAAGATTGTATGTTCCTCCACGAACACCAGATGCGTTTGTTGCGTAAGCTGAAATCTCAGAACCATTCTCAAGAACGATGTTTCCTTTGTTCCATTCCATAATGCCTTGTTGCATCCACAATGGAAGATATTCATAAGAGTATTTGATACGACCAAGAATGTCACGGGCTAAGTCGCCTTTGTTCGCTAAAATCGCAATCTTGTAGTCATCTGTAAACAAAACAGCCCAAAGCATATAACCAGCTGTAGTGGTTGTTTTACCAACCTGTCGTGGCATCTTAGCAATAGAGAAGCGATTATTGTGAAAACCATGAACCATCTCCTCTTGAAAGTTCCACATATCAAAAGGAATGAGACCCAAGTCTACGTTAACAATCTTTACATAATTCTTAATGAAGTAGACTGGGTCTTTAATACACCGAGTAATTTCAATTAACTGTTCATTGGTATACTCAACTTGTACACCAGAACGTTTTAACTTTGGATTACCTAAATAACCGCCGATTGACATTATTTAATAATGCTTCTTAACATCCATGCTTTTTTCTGGTGTGCGCCTAGCAAGTCTTGTAAAAAGTTTCCAACTGCTGGTTCATCTGCTTGTTCAGCGGCAACAATACCTGCACGTAGATGTATGATGAATCTATCGTTATCACGCTTCAATTCGGTCATCATAGCAAGTGCCATAGGAATGTTTTGTGATTCTTCCAAGTCTGCTAACTCCAACATTCTTTCTAATGAACCTGGCGCATATGAATCTAACTGACGAATGTGTTCAGCGATAACATCGTTTTGTGACCAAACATCATTATAGAATCCATCAAGGAACCCATGATACTGTGGAAAATTAGCGCCCTCAATATTCCAATGGAAGCCATGTGATTTTAGATACAGAGCAAAATTGGTACCCAAGATTACTTTTAGTTGTTGAATTAATTGTTCCATTTTATCCTACTTGTTTAATTTGTTTAATTAAATCTCTTGTTGAGCCTACAAATACAGCTTTGTCAACATTCACTACGGTCTGTTCTTTGATTGGTGACAAATCTCTTTTTCTTTTTTGCAACTCAAGTAAATCTTTATTAATGTCAGACATATTTTTAATTAGTGTGGCTGCAACTTCATATGCCCTTGGATGATCCGTTGCTTTTGCTACCATAAGAATATTATCTACAGCAACTCTACCTTTTTCAGCTAACTCCCGAATATTGTTTCTTGCGAATTCAAAATCCGAATCCACATCTGTTGGAACAATTTCAACTATGGAAGATTCGTCTTCTGCTAGTGGTTGAACTCCAAAGATGTTGGATAGATTTTCATTAGTTTTCAATCTACGCCCTGCCCTTTGATAAACCAATTATTTGCGCCGACATTTAGTAGTGTTGCCCATCCACGAGGATACACATTTGCATATCCTTTTACGGTAGAGTTATTAGCAACATAAAGCGTAACATCATTTGATGTAGCAACATTAATTCTACCTGTGCCGTTAAGAACAATATCAATTACTGTGCCAGTAGGCCATGCAACAACGCCAGAGTTTGGAATTGTAATTGTTTGAACTTGTGTATTGGTACTATAGATATGTTTTCCACGATCCGTCAACTGCAATGTGTAGTCTTGTATTTGAATATTTTGTGATATATTCAATGCAGTATTAGCGGCTGTGTATGCATTGTTAGCTTGATTGAATGCATTGTTAATATTATTTGTTAATGGAATTAAACTTGATCCTACATTTGCTTGACCAGAGGCAATAGCAACTCCAACGTTTGCTTGATATGCTGTTGTTATTGATATGACAGCGGCACCTACGTTAGCTTGACCAGAAGCAACATCCGCAATTCTACCTGCGCCTACGTTAGCTTGTGATGCATTTGCTGTCGCAATTAAACCAGCACCTACATTTGCTTGACCAGCTAAAGCGGCTGCACCAGTATTTGCTTGGTAGGCTGATGTTACCGTAATGATACCAGCACCAACGTTAGCTTGACCTAATGCCACATCAACAATTCTAGCAGCCCCAACGTTGGCTTGTCCAGCTAAAGCGGCCGCACCAGTATTTGCTTGATAGGCTGATGTTACCGTAATAAGTCCTGCGCCTACGTTTGCTAATGATGCAATGTCAGTAGCAAACGTGGAATCAAGATGTGTTGTTAATGATAACAGTGATATAGTGTTTGATGTTCCGCTTGCTGTATTGGAAATGCCAAATATAATATTTGCTGGTATATTTCCAACACTAGAGATAGCGGTTAATTGAGATAGCTTTTTTGCCATTTAGACTTCCTATTTTAAGTCAAAGTACTTGGAAATTCTGTAATCGTTTCTGTGAATCCAAAATCTTCATCCGAATTTGCTGATACTGGATCTGGTACAGTTATAATTGCAACTGTTTTTAATGGATTCAAATCTACGGTATTTATTGTATATGTAGCATTGGAATAATCACCAACAATCACATCATCTTCTTCAAGCAATTCATTTAAGTCTGATACTACTAATGTGCCGCCGCTATTATTTGCAAAGTATACAACAGTTCCTGTTTTGTTTTTGGATGAACTTCTAACAACTTCTCCCGTAACTAAAACACCAGAACCATTAGCATAATCAACATATACTTTTTGTGATAGTGTACTTCTTGAATCTGTGTAGATGTTTGTATTTGCTTGTTCAATTAAACCAACCGTGCTTACTGGTGGGAAGATATATCCTTTTATAGTAAAAGATAAGTTCCAAATGATAAGTCTAGTCGTAGACATATCACCTTCATATTCTGTTTGTGGTGTCACAGAATTAAGAATGACTGGCATATCATATTTTCTACCTAATGCTGGTATTAAATCTACAGTCACAGTAAAGTCTGGCGTGAAGTATGGTAATATCTGCTCAAGAATTTGT